ATCGAGCAAACAATCCAAACTGTTCTGGGCGCCGCAAAAGCCCAGGCCGACACGGCCTTTGTCGAGGCCATGACCCTGATCAACGGAGGTTCCTGATCATGCCCGAGCAATTTCTTCACGGCGTCGAGGTTGTCGAGATTGACACCGGCACACGTCCAATCCGCACCGTGCGATCCGCTGTCATTGGATTGGTGGGCACAGCCCCCGACGCCGATGCTGAAAAGTTCCCGCTGAACACGCCTGTCCTGGTGGCCGGTAAGCGGTCTGATGCGGCTGGCCTTGGTGCCACCGGCACCCTTGCCCCTGCCATCGATGACATCTTTGATCAAACGGGCGCGGTTATCGTTGTGATCCGCGTTTCCGAGGGCATAGATGATGCTGAGACCCTCAGCAACATCATCGGAGGCACTGATGATGTCACCGGCCTGCCTGAGGGTCTCCAGGTGCTGCTCTCGGCTGAGAGCGTGGTCAAGGTTGCCCCGCGCCTCATCGTGGTCCCTGAGTTCTCTCAAGAGCAAGCGGTGGTTTCTGAACTGATCGCGATTGCGACCAAGTTGCGTGCCATCATCATCGCCGATGGCCCCAATTCAACCGTTGCCGATGCGATCACTTACCGCGAGAACTTTGGTTCTGATCGCATCTATCTGGTCGATCCCTGGGTCAAGGTCTGGGATACTGAAACCAGCACCGAGGTCAAGCGCCCGGCATCCGCCCGCGTGGCCGGTGTGATCGCCAAGTCGGATGATGAGCGCGGCTTTTGGCACTCACCATCCAATCGCTTGATCGATGGGATCACCGGCACCTCATTTCCTATCGACTTCACCTTGGGCGATGCAACGTCACGGGCAAACATTCTCAATGAGAATGAGGTCACCACAATCGTCCAGCGGGATGGTTATCGCCTTTGGGGCAATCGAGGGCTTTCCGCTGATCCCAAGTTCGCAATGATCAAGCGCCGCCGCATCGCTGACATGATCAATGAGAGCATCATGCAAGCCCACTTTTGGGCAATCGATCGCAACGCTGATCGCACCTACTTCGAGAATGTGGTCGATGGCGTGAACGCCTATGGCCAGCGCATGATCAATGTCGGTGCCCTGGTTGGTTTCAAGTGCTGGGCAAATCAAGATCTGAACACGCCGGAGGCGCTTGAGGATGGCAAAGTCTACTTTGACTATGACTGGGTCGAGACGCCCACAGCCGAGCACATCACTTTCCGCTCGATGATCAACAACGGCTACCTTTCCGAGGTCCTGCCAACCGCCTAAGGAGGGCGATTTAAATGCGTGATATCCTGCAATATATGGGCCTTTTTGTGGATGGCCGAGGTTACTTTGGTGAGGCCAAAAAGGTCGAATTGCCAAAGCTGACGATGGCGACACGGGATTTCCAGGCCTCTGGTATGGCTGGCCCGATCAAGGTGCGCTTGAGCCGCCTGGCCAATGCGCTTGAGATGAAGCTCAATTTCGACACCATCCCAAGGGACCTCTTTGATCTGTTTTCGGTCTCTGAGGGCGAGGAGTTCCCATTCCGCGTCAAGGGGTCGGTGCAGGGGGCCGATGGCGTCACTGTCGCGCATGAGATCGTCGCGCGCGGTTACATCGAGGAGTTTGATGAAGGCTCTTGGGAGGATGGTGCTGAGGCACCTTTTGTCCAGACCGTCAGCTTGCGCCACTATGAGCGTTGGATCGATGGTGTCGAGAAATGGGTTGTCAACCCAGAGGGCATGATCATCCGCCGCAATGGCGTCGATCTCCTGGCCAATCATCGCGCCAATATCGGGCGCTAAGCCCATCCCGATCCGCAGCCTCTGAGCGCGCGGGTCGGCCTTCCACAAACTTCCACAACCTTTCAGAAAGTGAGGACCATATCATGGCCAAAGCAAACACAATCGACCACACGCTGATCCACCCAGGCACCTTTGATGGTGTCGAGATGACGCGCATCGAATTGCGACGCCCCAAGGGTGGCGATATGCGCAAGGCCCTCAATCTGACCGGCGCGGGCGAGATCACCGCGAGCATGATTGTCAATCTCGCCGAGATCACGCCCAAAGCTCTCGATGAGCTGGATGGCGAGGACTTCATGGCGCTCTCGACTATCGTGGGAAACTTTATGGGCAAACAAAGCGCTGGGACGCCCAAAGTTATCGCGCCGTAACGCTCTTTCTGGGTCGCTATTTTCATTGGCGGCCCAGCGATTGCGATGAGATGCCAATGGATGAGCTCGCGGCATATTTCGAGGATGCCAAAAGATTCCTTAAGATTGAAGGCGAAACAAGGTGACCCCATCTGTTGGCATCGATGTCTTGGTCAACTTGGCCGACAAGCTCACCGCGCCGATGCGGGACGTCGAGGGCGTTGTCGCCAAGGCCAGCGAGCGCATGAACAAGAAACTCCAGCTCTCGCTGAAAATTGGGGCTGCCGGTGCCGCCGTGGGTGTGGCTGCCGAGGCTTCGCGCCGGATGGTGACGGGGTTCACCGATGGCATCCGCGATGTGGAGATCGCCAGAGGCGAGTTGGCCACTCTTGGGGTGCGCGATCTTGAGGTGATCACCCGCCGCGCGCAAGAGATGCAGATGACGCTTGTGGGTGTCACATCCGACGCCTTCGTGCGCGCCTCTTATGACATCAAATCAGGGATCAGCTCGCTTACCGATGAGGGTGTGGCGGATATGACCGCCGCCGCGATGTGGACCGCCAAGGCCACGCGCGGCATCCCGGAGCAAATGACCAGCCTTTTCGCCACGTCTTATGGCATTTTCAAAGATCAATATGCGATCATGAGCGATGCCGACTTCGGCAATATGTTTGGCGCGGCCTTGTCTGCATCGGTCCAGCAATTCAAAACCGATGGCGCGGCGATGCAGATGGCCATCGAGAGCGCGGGCGCTGGCGCGGTCAACTTGGGCATGAAAATGACCGAGCAACTCGCGCTCCTGGGCATGATGCAACAGACCATGCAAGCGGGTGAGGCTGGCACCGCGTTGCGGGCATTTGCGACCAATGCGGCCAAGGCGCATGACGGCTTTGCCGATCTGGCCGATGACAGTGGCAACCCGATCCGCGTCCGCATCCTTGATGAAAACGGCGGGTTGCGGGCTATGCCAGACATCCTGGCCGACCTGAAATCGCGCTATGGTGAGACGCTGGACGCCTTTGAGGCCGCTGAGATCAAAAAGGCATTTGGCACCGACGAGGCCATGAAAATGATCAACGCCCTCTATGGCCAGGAGGCGGCGGTGCGCGCCAACGCCGAGGCCCTTGAGGAGGCCGCAGCGCAAGGTGCTGATTTCACCGAGGAGATGGCCCGCGCGGCGGATATCGGAAACCGCCTGTCTGGCATGGATATGATCAGCCAAAAGATGGACGTGGTGCGCCAGATGATTGGTGAGCGCATGTTGCCGGTCATTGATCGCATCGTGCCCTATCTCGACATCATGATCGCCACCACCTTTGAGTGGATCGATGCTAACCCTGAGCTGGTCACCCAGATCGGCATGGTGGTCGCTGGTCTGGGAGCTTTCTTGGCGGTTGTTGCGCCCATCTTGATCGGCACATCGATGATGGTGAGTGGCTGGGCCACCGTTTCATATGGTGCGACAAGGCTGGGCCTCGCATTGCTGAGCTTGCCCCGAGGGCTCCTCGCGCTCCTCAACCCCGTGAAGCTCGTAAAGGGTGCCCTCTTTGCCCTTAGGGTCGCTGTGATCTCCACCGGCATCGGTGCCATCGTTGCTGGGATCGCGTTGGCGGGCCTTTGGATTTATAAGAATTGGGGTGGTTTAACCAAGTTTTTCCAGGGCTTTGGCAAGGCATTTATGGCGGCGCTCGGCCCAGCCGGACCCGCGATATCCGGCATCATGTCCGCTCTCGGGGATCTGATCGGATGGGTGTCGAGCTTGTTTGGCCCGCTCGATGCGAGCGCTGAGCAATGGCAGGCGTGGGGCGAGAGTGTTGGCGGCTTTGTTGGCGATTTGGTCGCCCAGATCGGCAATGTCTTTGGGGCGATCATTTCCTTTGATTGGTCGAGCTTGCTTACCCTGGATGGGTTGCGCGCCGCGTGGTCCGGTATCAGGCGCTTTGTGTCTGGCGTTGCTGGCCGAATTTGGGATGCGATCAAGGGGGTGGAGTGGTCACGCTTCTTGCCTCTGGAGGCCTTGCGCACGGCATGGGCAGCAATCACTGGCTTTCTCGGCCCATTACTGGGCGCGGTCTGGGATGCGCTAAGCCCGCTCTCATGGCTCGGCATTGTTAAATCCGAGGACCTCGCGGGTGCCTGGGCGAGCGTCACTGGTTTTGTGACCGGCACCGCGAGCAAGATTTGGGATGGCATCACCGGCATGGATTGGGCCAACACGCTCACCCTCGATGGGTTGCGCGCCGCGTGGTCTGGGATCGCCGGATTTCTGGGCGGTGTCTTGGGTACGTTGTTTGATGCGCTAAGCCCGCTCTCATGGCTCGGCATTGTTAAATCCGAGGACCTCGCGGGTGCCTGGGCTCGCGTGACGGCCTTTGTGACCGGCACCGCGAGCAAGATTTGGGATGGCATCACGAGCATCCAGTGGAGCTCATATATCCCAGAGTTGTCATGGGATGGCGTTGTGGCCGCGTTCACTTGGGAGAATGTCTTGACTGCCTTGGATTGGGCCACCTGGCTCATGCCAATCCGGTGGCTGGAGTTTATCCCCGGCTTTTCATGGTCCAGCGTGATCGATGACGTTCTTGACTGGGCCGACTGGCTTAATCCTTTTTCGTGGGGGCAGTGGGTATCGGAGACGCTCAACCTTGGTGATTGGGTCGAGGGATTTGAATGGGCAGATATCATTGCCGTGCTCGATATTCGCAATTGGCTGAGCTTCTCGTGGTCGGATGTGCTCCCAGATTGGGATTGGACCGCGATCATTCCAGATATGCCTAACCTCAAAGCCATGTTTTCCGATACGGGCGCGACACTGGATGTGCGCTTGGAAAACCGTGCGACCACACGTTTCGGCCAATGGGATGAGGGCGTCGAGATGGTGGATCAGTACCGCCAGGGCCTCATCGATATCCAAACCATGCAAGACCAGCTTGCCGCCAAGGTTGCAACCGAGGAGGGCGCTTGGAACTGGTCCTATGATGTCGAGCGTGCCTCTGAGATGCTGGAGCTGTTGAGCGAGATCGAAAGCGCCCGCTCCACGGCACCCGCCGACGTTGCAAACCCCGAAACGCTTTTGCAAGCCGCTCAGGCCGCGAATGAATTGGAAACACGCTTTCCTGCCATCACGCTTGCGGCCAATGAGGTGCTGATCGCAGTCCAGTCCGCTCTTGCTGATATATTGGCGGCGATCAGATCTGTTGATGTGACCTCGGAGGGCGCGCGGATCACACAATCGATTGCGACCGGCATGCTCGCCCAGCTCGGTGCCGTGCGCGCCGCCGCCAATCAAATCAGCGCCACCATCCGCACCGCCCTGCCAAGCAACGCAAGCGTAAGCGTGGCCTTGAGCGGGGTGCCCGCCGCGCCGATCCAGGCCCGCGCCAAGGGTGGCGCATTCCGCCCAGGTTGGCTCATGACCGGCGAGGAGGGGCCTGAACTGGAGTATCGCACCGAAGGCGGTTTCATCGCGCACAACCGTGCGCTGAGGGGCATGGTTGATATGGCGAGCCGCGCTCGAGAGATCGCCCAGGGGATCACCTTGGGTGGCGGGGGCTTTGGTGATCCCGCAGTGCCAGCAATGGCAACTGTGGCCGCGTCCGGTGGCGGCGGATCGCAGCGTCAAGCGATCACCCACGCGCCACAGTACAACATGCCGCTGAGCTTTGCGCCTGGGGTCGATATGGCTGAGGTGCGCGCTACTGTGCGCGCCGAGATCATGGATGCCGAGGAGCGGGCAATGGCCGCAATGAGAGGGCTTTTGCATGACTAAAGTGATGATGATGATGGGGCCTTACCCGTTCATGCTCGACACCGCAGCATATCAAGAGATCAAGCGGGTATCGACTTATCGGTGGAAAGAGCAAAGCCGCATTGGCCGAAAGCCCGGCCAGCAATACGTCGGGCCAGGGGCCGATCAAATCACCTTGAAGGGTGAAATCTTGCCGCATTGGAAAGGTGGCTATTATCAGCTCGACCTCATGCGCGCGCAGGCGGGCCGAGGTAAGCCGATGCTCCTTTTGGAGGGGCATGGTGGCTTTGTGCTTGGTGACTGGGTGATCCTTAATATCGAGGGCACTGGCACCGAGTTGCAGGCTAACGGTGCCGCCAGGGTGATCAATTTCTCGCTCACATTAAAGGAGTATGGCGGGGATGAGGGCAGCTTTGGCGGCTTTGGCCTCGCGCTCGGAGCGATTTCAACACTTGCGAGGCTGGTATGATCTATCGCACCAAAGAAGGCGATGTGCTTGATCAGCTGTGCGCCAGGCACTATGGCGATGAACCTTACCGCGTCGAGGACGTGCTCGCGGCCAATCCCGGTCTTGCCGCGCATGGGCCGGTGGTGGCGCCCGGCTTGCTCATCACGCTCCCAGCGGTTGATGATACCGCCAAAGAGCGCCCCACAATTCGGCTTTGGGATTGATCGCATGACCCCTCATTTCAAATTCATCGCGGCGGGTATCAACATCACCAGACAGATCGAGGATCGCCTCATCAGCTTGGCGGTGAGCGATGAGGCTGGTTTCAAGTCTGACACGGTCGAGATCACGCTGGATGATCGCGATAACACCATCGAGCTCCCGTTGCCTGGCGCGCCGCTCATTGTGTTCATGGGATATAAAGAGACGTTTCTGGCTCCTATGGGCGTTTTCACTGCGGATGAGGTGGTGGCCAAGGGGCCACCGGATCGCATCACAATTCGAGGTAAAGCCGTAAACCTTGGCGGCTCGATCAAAGAGCAAAAGACGCGCAACTGGGATGACAAGAGCATCGAGGACATCGTGGGCACTATCGCAGGTGAGCATGAGCTGGAGCCAAAGGTGGCCGAGGCACTCAAGTCCTTTAACTACAAGCACCTCGATCAGACTGATGAGAGCGACATCAATTTCCTCACCAGGATTGGCAAGGATCACGATGCCATCGCCACGGTCAAGGGTGGTGCGATGCTCTTTGTCGGTAGGGGTGAAGGCAAAACGGCCAGCGGCATCCCAATGATCCCGCGCCCCATCACCAAGTCTGGCCAGCTCACTTGGTCCATGACGCTGGCGAGCCGTGGCAATTTCAAGGCCGTCAAGGCCCATTGGCACGATGAGGCGACAGGCAAGAAAGAGACGGTGATCGCTGGCGACGGCGCGCCGGTCAAGCGCTTGCGTCACACCCACAGCACCAAAGCCGAGGCTGAGAGCGCGGCCAAGGCCAAGCTCGATGAGTTCAAGCGCGCCGATGACACTTTGAGCATCACGATGCCTGGCGATCCGCTGGTGGCCGCCGAGGGCCAGATCATCGCTCAGGGTTTCCGAGGTGGGGTGAGTGGGCTATGGTCGATCACAAGCGCTCGACACGAGATCGATGAGAGCGGATTTAGAACTCAGATCAAGACCGAAAAACCAAAGCAATGA